GTGATGGTGTAATAGGTTGTATTTGCATTGCCAACAACAGCAAACGACTGGTAGCCAGTCACCGCCCCGCCTAACGTGACAGTGCCTGTACCAGTAGTGGTCGTCGTCTCCTGTACGCGGTCAGCAATTACCAGAGCCATCTACATTCCTTAGGCAATACGGATGATTGCGTCGGTCGCGTTAGCTGTCGGAAAGATAATCGTAAATGTACCCGCAGTGGAGATTTTGTCTGAGCCAAAGTCCAACACACAAACTGCACGATCCCCGTTTGTACTGTTGTAAATCAACGCACCGCGAGCAGTGATCGTAGCAGTAGTAAAGGATATGTCAGCAAAATCCGTAAAACCGGTCGTACCTGACACCGTCACACCTTGGTTAACCAACGTACCGCCACCAGCCGTATAAGAGCCGCTATTCGGAACTTCGTTGGTTGAGCTATACACTGTTGTGGATGCCCCAAGAGTAGCGCTGCTTGTATACAGTGCCAGTTTAAAAGTATTGGCTGCAACGTCAAAGTCGTGCAGAGCCTGCATTACCTCGCCCTTGAATGACGAGCACATTGCTTGGGTAATTGCCATGATCTTCCCTTTAGTCTAAAAGTTTTACCAACTCAGGATGCCCAGCTTCCTGAAATTTTGCCGCCAACGTAGTTCGCTCAGACTGCACCGCCTCTTTTAAGTAGTGCACAAGCACGGCTCGAATGTTTGAACGAAAAGCTTCCGCCTGCTCACGAATTGCCGGATGCGAATTACCGCCAACGTAGATAATGCGGTCCAGCGCACGTTCAGCCAACTCCTCTGGAGTCCAGCCACGATGATCTGCTGTTTCGACTTTGAACACGCCTACGTTTGTTGTGCCTACGTTTGTCATCTGACTGGGTACCTTACTTGTTGTGTTCTATACATATCCTGACGATTCTTACCTTCAGCGTATTGTTTCAGCAAACGCATAGCATCATCGTACCTTGTTTGATACGACGCCATAATGTCCTGCTCCCCTTTCATGAACGTATAAGCTTCTAACAAACAGCCATACAGAAGTACAAACGGGAAGTTTGTGGATAGCCACGTAACATTCGCAGTAACAATCGATTGCGGGTAGAAGAAATAATGCAACTCCATCTCGTAGGCTAAGTCAGGCGTCGGACCAAGTATGTACGAGTTTTGGTCAAACATAGCGTAATACTTTGGCTTGCCGGTCTCGTTTGGGTTTGGGTACGCCTGACGGATAAAATTAACATCTTTGTTCAGTAAGTACTCATACTCGTTGGTGACCGGGTCAATACAAGCCAACGAAAAGTTAGCCAGCCAATCAGCAGGAACTGTCAAATACTTATTGCCCGCCGTGCAAGTACCCGTAGCGTTGCTGCGCAAATCCAGAAGTTGCACATCGTTGTAAACACGACGTTCTGCCTGCTCTACGAAGAACGGTATTTGAGCAATAAACTCAGGGTCGTAGTTTTGTGTATACGACTCTATGTCAGCAACGAGTTCTGAATAGTTCACAAAGCACCTTTATGCCATCGGACCACGAGCTGTCGTACCTTTGGTAGCCGCACCGGTACCTCGGATCTTAATGCCGGAAGTCTTGGTTTCTTTGTAGTTACCCTTGCTGACACTGCCAACAGAGATATTCATTTCATTCATGCTTGCTGCGCCAGATTTTTCCGGCACAGTCGGCTTAGTTTTCTTACCGTCCATGGTATGTGGCTCCGCATAAACAGCAGCTTGGCCTGTTTCTTTGCCGCCCTGCTTTTGTGAGTATTTGGCCATTATTTGCCGCCTTGGTTTTTTGCCCGAGCCATATTACGGCCCATGCTTTTTAGCATGTCATTTGTCACGCCACCTTTGGCCATTTTTGCAGCCCCGTGCATGCGCTTTTCGTGGGCGCGAACCTCGCGGTCGGCAATCTTTTTAACTTGTTTTGTATCCATGTTTTACTCCTATACAGTCGTAATCGTAACAGACCCAACTTGTCCTGCGGCTACAAGATCGTTAGGGGTTAGTGCGTTATCAAAGCCACGCGCTCCTCCAACAGGGTTCCATCCCCACTGAAAAACTCGACTACCGCCGCTTGGATCACCAAACGAATTCACCGTTGGTTCTGGCGGTTGAACACTTAGCTGCAATCCATTGAAGCCAGATTGATAATAGCTTGTGTCGGGGCGCGGTTCGCGTACTGCTTGCGGGTCTTGCACCGGGTACATACCCAACTGGAGCTGCGGATGGTCAGGGTCCCAACAGGTACGGCATACTTTAATTGATACCTGCTTAGTTTTAATAACCAGCTTTGTCAGCTCTTTGAGCTTATAGCGTTGCCCGCAGCGATCGCACTCTGCAATACTGTGCTTACCACTGGAAAACCGATTGCCCATAATTACACAATAAACATTTGCCGCGGAACCAGCCGGTCAGCGGCTTTCTCGCGGTCTTCACCAGCGGCCAACTCCCACGCTTCATCATATTGCGCTTTTAGCAGCATAATCCGATCGGGAGTCACGTTGTCCAGTTTGGTTGCCAACATATACGCCAAGCCCGCAACCATACAGTTTTGGAAGCGGAACGGGATATCAATCACGTTCGTGCCGGTACCCGCATCGTAGATACGCTTCAGCCGCCAATAGTAAAAAATGTAGTACGGGTCTTGCAATGTACCTTGATCTGGGCACGGCCAAATGTTGATTTGCGGGTAGGCTGGCGTTGCGCCCAGCAAATTAGTTGTTTGCCCCGACTGGCGATTAATCCATACTTGTATCGGACGCCCTTGCGACATTTTGTTGGGGATAGTCGAATAGGTTGAAACCGAAATACGTGTGATATTTAAGTCGGTTTGGTTCGGGTATTGCCCCGAAAACGTACGAATCACATGTTCCAGCAAATCAACAGTATCAATCGGCAAGTCATAAACCGCTTGGCCTTGCACCAGCGGGATCTGCCCCTGTTCAATCGTCCACAGATTAACGCCACGATTTGCCCACTCCGTGAGCAAAAAGTTTAGGCTACGACGCACCGTGCGGAAGTGATAGCCCGTCCGCATTTCTACGCCGCAACGCTCAAACGCCTCTTCAAATATCTCGTTGAGGTCGGGGTTGAACGTCGATACTGAGGTTGTAACGGCCATTTACTTGCCCATTTTTTTCAAAGTTTCAGCGAGACGGGCACGTTGGCCGGTCTTGCCGGGTTTTTTTGCCGCTGCGGCAAGTTTCTTTGCCGGGATGGGTTCGCCTTTCTTCGCGCCCAGTTGTGCCCGGAGAGCACCGGGCTTCTTGATTGCCTTTTGTATCCATTTCTCAGCCATCCTACACCATCCTTCCTTTAGTCTTGCCGCGCTGCGCGATACCGTCTGCACGGGAGGAAGCGGAGCTTACTTTGCCGCCTTTTTTAAATGGAACATAATCATCTTTGTCTGGGTCATACCTTTCAATATCTTTACGTCTTACTGCCTTATTAGGCGGTACTTTATCTGCCCGTACTCTCAAATGGTTTTTGTTTGGCGTATCAGTCAAAGTAAACCACTTGCGATTCTTGCCGCTTGCCACTTCTTTCGCACTTGGCATCATGTAGCCTGTGCGCCGAATATCCTCAAGTTCCGCTGGGTTGAAAACATTACGAACCGCGTATGTACCTTTGCCTGAACCTTTTAATACATCTTTAACAAGCGTGTTTTGCACATTTGGGCGAAGTGCCATTTCCGTTGCACTTAGCGCCCGTTTACCCAATCCAAGCCCAATTAAATCTTCCGGCCCTACTGGTGATGCTTCTAGTGCTTGCTCACGCTCTAACTGACGACGGTACTCCGGGTCGCGCACATCCCGTGATGGCTTATCCATCACTGACCCACCACCGTCAAACTTTTTGCGTGGCTTCTTCACTTCCTCGCCATCCGCATGTTGTCGATCAAGTTTGGGTACGGCCTACCAGCGGCTTTTGCCGCAGCCTTCGCTGCTGACTTCTTAGCAGGGCTTAACTTCTTGTGCTTCTTCGCGGGATTGGGTTTATCCCATACTTCGCCACCTTCTTTGTACTGCGTAAAGTCGGTGTCATCCCGACGGGCTTTCTTCTTCCCGCCGGGCATCTTAGAAGGGTTAATTGCACCCATACCGCGTGAGGGTCTCATCAGTACATCTTCCCGCGGGTTTTACCGCGCATAGCGCAGCCGTCTGCACGAGAGGAAGCGGAAGAAGTTTTCCCGCCACTGGCCATCTTTTTGACTGCGCCGCCCTTTTTGAACTGCGAATAAATCCGCTGTTCATCAACAGGAAGGTAGGCGTCCATATCACTTTTACGCAAAGTATCCATATCCGTAGTACCTGCGGCACGAGTCTGCGCGGCCATTCTTCGCTTTTGCTCCGCTGCCGTCTGCCGAGCCTCTTCGTACGACCGAGCTTTAGCGGCACGACCTTCTTCCGTAGCAACCCCGGTAAGTCTGGTCAATTTGTTCGCCGCTGCTGCGGCGGGGAACTCGCCCTGCCGTTTATACTCGGGACCTGCCGTCATGTATTCATCGTCAGCGGCTTTAGCGGGTTTGGCTTTAGCCTCGCTTTTAAGGGCGGTACCGTATTTTTTGCCTTGGAATTCAAATGTCTTTTCTTTGTTACGACGCGCACGAGCAAACGCTTCACCAAACGTCTCGCGCTTTAAGCCGGTTCCACCCAAGTTGCCGGTCTCCTGTTGCGAAACCATTTTTGTTTTTTCCGACTCCCCGCGATTAGCGCGAGCTTGTGCGTCATCGGTATCACCACCTTCGCCGAATCGTTTTGCTTTGCGTTTCATAGCCGCCCCCTGTTAGCACTTGCCGCCGCGCTTCATGCCTTTGCCACCGGCCATAACGATCTGTTTGCCTTTGGTTTTGCCTTTGATCGCAACGCCGTCACGGCTAGGAGCAGCAGTTTTAACAGCACCCATTTTAGACGCGCCAACAGTGCCGCCTTTTGCATATTTTGCTGTTTTCATTTCAGACTCCTCATGTTTAATCATCGATTTGGGTGCGCCTTTCTTTTTCATGAAAGACACTTCTTTTTTAACCATTGCCTTTGACTCAGCCATACCGCCTCCGGATTTAGTAAATTCCTTACCCACACTCGTTGGTACGCCAACCTTCTTTGCAAATGCAGGGTTGTGGGCAACCGCTTGCATAAACCGTTCTTGCTTGGCCGACTTGGTTGGCATCAGACCATCCGTCCTTTAGTCTTGCCGCGTTGAGCGATACCATCTGCACGGGATGAAGCGGACTTCACCGCACCACCTTTTTTCATGCCGCCTTGATCTCTGAGGCGAGTTTTTTCGCCACGGTCATAGGCTTCTCGTTCTTTCCTAACAAGCTCGTCTTTTTTGGCGTTTTCAACGTCCAGCGCAATACCAGACTTTTCTTTTTCTGCGGCTGCACGTGCTTTTTTGTCGGCATTTCTTTTATCAAGGGCGTGAATACCGGCCATGCCCCCCATAATCATTGCGCCGGGTACCCCTATCGCCTTCATCGCCCCACGCTGCATTTCTGCTTTACCTTCTGGACTTCTACGGTACATCATCTCTTCGTAGTCATCCATGGGCTGCATACCGCGAACTGGATTTTTATCAGCCATTTGATTCCTCTTTCTTTCGGCCCAGTATTCTCTGCATCGTGTCGGTTTCCCAAATACGAATGCCGGTCCATATGATCGTAAACAACGCGGCCACCGCAGGCAGCACATCCGTGAGTGTGCCCACCACAGTAACAATAGATACCGCGTCGGTTACGGTTTTAGCGGTTTCGTGATGTCCGTTCATTTCAGCATTTCCAAGCTCTTAAAGATTTGTTAATACGGCTATTTGGATCGTTAGCTGTTTTGGCCGACGTGAGCTTCTTTTTCATCCCAGACATCCGGGCACAAAATGACTTCTTACGCGGACCGCCCTCCGGCTGTGGCGCTTTCAGTCCGGGTTTTCCGGGGTTCGCTTTGTTATACGAAGCTCGCCCCTTGGCGTTCAAGCCGCCCTTTTCGGATTTACCTTCCTTGCGCTGCCATGCCGGAGACTTAGCCATAGAACACCGTTGCGGTTGCGCCAGCAGGGGTAGTCACGTAAACGTCGGTAGAACAGAGGATGCCTTCGCCCGGAAAGAGCATGTACACACCCTCTGCCACAGCCGGTGTAGTGTAAGAAAACACCACAGGACCGCTTGTACCGCCGTTTTTGATCGTGATAGTGCCGGGGGTAGCACCGTGGCTAATTGCAATAGCGCGTACGCGAGTACGGTCGGCATACGCCGTAGTACTAGCCCCCGCAGGACACGCTGCCGATTTAACGTCTGTTTGCATCATGGCGATGCCTCCTTATTAGACGTTCTGCTGACCAGCCAGCGGATCGAGTACGAAGTAGGTGATGAAACCAGAGATACCGGCAGTCAGAGTGCCGCCACCAGTCACATACACGAGTTCGCTCACAGGAACGCCTTGGCCTGCGCCAGCAGTAGCATCACCAATATCGATGGTGTCAGCAGCATCAGCAGCGCCAGTGGCCACGTAGCCATTGGGGTCAGGGGTGCCAGTGCCGTCATATTGTGCGTAGCCCAGATCAAAAGTCTCAGCCGCAGCGCCGTCACCAGTCACGATCACGCCGGTCACAATGGCGTTGGCTGGGAGGATAACGGGTTTGGTATTGAGTGCAGAAGCTTGGACGTTGTCCGTAGCTGTATTAGCTGCAGGGATGAAGAACTGAGCGACCATAACGCCGGAACCACAATAT